ATACCCACGTTAGATCTACCTGTTGTGTTTGAAAGCATAGCGAAGTACCCTATAGCTGTATTAGCAGATCCAGTTGTATTGCTTGCTAATGAGTTATTTCCTATAGCTGTATTATTTGATCCAGTAGTATTTTTCGCTAAAGAGAAATATCCAGCAGCTGTGTTGTTAGCTCCTGAAGTGTTTTTATTTAATGAACTGTACCCTAAAGCGGTGTTTAATTTACCATATGTATTAGATTCTAATGTTAGTTTACCTACCGCAGTATTAGTGTATACATTTCCTGTTCCTGTTCCTACTGTTAGCGTATTTAAACTTTTAAATATTGCGTCTGACGAAGTATATAGCTCTTGATTAGAAGACGCATAGCCTTTTACGTCCATTTTTAATTTAGTGGTATTTTCTTTTGCTATCCAAGTAACGTTATTGCCTATATAATTTCCTAGCGTAACATATCCTAACGTAGTCATGTGCAATCCGTCTGTAGTGTATGATGGTAATAATTGTGTTGGATTGGCAGGATCAGCTAAAGTTAAATAAGGATCTACGACATAATCAATATTAATTGCTGTTGTTTTTATCCAATTATTAACTGCTTGCTGTATTGCTAATTGCGGAGCTGTAGTTATTCTTGGAGTAATTGTGACTGCAATTACCTTTATTCCTGCGTTGTAAGCAGCCGTGTATATCGACTGCAGATTAGCCTGTATGGTAGCTGCTGGAACTAATGAAGTTACATCATTCGTGCCTCCAAGTACTACTACATGAGACGGATTTTTTTTATTTAATATATCGGAGCTAAATCTTGAAAGCATTCCGCCTGTAGTACTCCCACTTATCGCAGTATTGAAATTATTCCATGTGTTCCCTATAACCGAGCTTACCGTGTATATATACGTACCGTCTTCAGTTAAACTATCCCCAGTATAATATATATTTCTGTAAAATTCAGATGTATTAGTTCCGTTTAATTTTAAATTTAATCCAACATTAACTGCATCAACTGTAGGGTATTTAACTCCTGTTCCGTCAGTATCTAAACTGTTTTGTTTACTTGATATATTTTCAGGGGTAAATCCTAAAGCTGAAATGATATTAGCAAATGTTAGATTAGCTAAGAATCTAGTTACCGTGAAATATAGGTTAGAAGCTCCCTCTGGTAGTGCGTCTGTATTTGAAATTGGTGTAGATTGTACTGCATTTTTAATCCATGTACTTTTCTCAGCATCCCAATTGTAATTAACTACGTCCGTTGCTCCAACCTCATTAACTTGCGCATAGTCTCCAATACTTGCCGTAGGGTGAGCCGTATTTAAATCTGATAAAGTAAGATAAACGCCTTTAAAGTGTTCGTTATAGTCAGCTATATCTAATTTATTATCTATTGCATCCGATAAATCCTGAGCAGTACCTATATAACCGTCTTTGTCTAATTTTACCGATAAATCTATACTACCTAACGCTTCAATATCATCAGCTAAAGTTTGAGCCGTTCCCGTGTAACCGTCTTTGTCGAGTTTACCTTCAACATCAGTTGCGCCACCTAAACTATTTCTGCTATAAATAACAGGTAATAATGCATTTTGCAAATTGACTAAGCTTGTATGTACAACCCCATTAACTGAAAAATTAGAAAAATTATCTAATTCAGCTAACTCAAATTTAGAATCATAAACATTAACTATCTTTAATTTCCCACCAACAACATGAGGTGTGAAATTCTTAAAATAAGGAATGCCATTCAATGAAAACTTTTCTGAATCTATGTTTAAAACTATTATCATTGGATCACTTTTGTTTTAAAACTTTTGGTTGGGTTTGGAGAGCAATTTTGTGAATTGTTCCAGCTTGGATAATCTGCTATATTTCTTTCAATGAATTTTACCACATCGAGCATCATTAGATTTGCTTCTTCTCTCTTCTTATACCAAAGATTTTTTCTTTCTTCGAGTACTAAAGGAGTTGAGTTTGGAGTTGTTTTTACAACCATCCCATGAGAAGTAGAAACAGCGTTAGAATTCATTACAAATCTTGCGTAGCTGAAATAAGACAGAACTGTTTCAATTCCTTGAAAATGATAAGTGCGTGAATTATATTGATAATCTCCGCCAGATAATAATTTTAAATACGGTTCATCTGATTTTTTAGCCAATAAATCAAAGTAGAAATCCTCTTGTACCAATGGCTTAAAATCGAATTCCTGAGCTTCATTTATGAACGTGTTGAATTCATTGGTATCATATCCAATGGCAACTTGTAGCTTTTGTGCAACTTTGGTTTTATCAATTAATAATATTGGCATTTGGGATAGGATTAGTTGGTTGATTTGGATCTGGCGCTGGAGTTCCTAAAATTCGTCTGGCTACTTCATCGGAGTAACCGAAAATATTGATAAGCATTGCCACACCACTATCTAATGTGGTAGTTTTTGCCACAACTGAAGCTTGAATTGCCAATATTGAAGTTACACCTCCTACAGAACCTCTTAATGTTGCTTGAGCAGTTCTTATGGCTTGTGCATCTAGTTCCTGACTTGTCTGTTGGATTGGATTTTCAGCATCATAATTTACCGTACCATCATCTAACAATGAATATTGTTTAATGGTCCAGTTGTTTGATGGATTAATGTCAATCTTATAATTTCTGAAAAGCTCTCTGAAAAGCATTTCTATCTTCTCCTGGTCTTTTGAAACTAAAGAGTTGTAAATTGATTGTGCTTTAATCAAATCTTCACCTGATGTATTGCCAAGTTTCCCAGCAACATAATCCACTAATTGAGGTGGAATGTTCTTAAAGGCCTTACGGATGTAATTAGAAGATGAAGCTTCAAAGTGTGCGTACTTTTCAGAACGAATATCATTCTTTAAAGTTTCAAATCTTAAATTACCTTGTTTATTTGTTTCATCATCCCAATCATCCTCGACAAGCATTTTAGAACTTGCATTTTCAATACCGGAAAGTGATTTGATATTTTCTTCAAAAGCATTCTGATCTTGTGTACTTTCAAATTTACGGTGCCGAATAATGGTAGAATCTTCAAAACCTCGTTTAACCGTACCATTATAGTACAAGCCTAATTGGTGTTCTACATCTGCAAACGTATAAGCCGTTTCAATTAAACTTCTTGGATAAGTATATTTTTTTGAAAGCTTGAAAAAGAAGATTTGACCTTTGTAATTTTCCCAACCTCCAGCTGCTTCAACTTGTGCTTGAATCACATCTGGTCTTGGATTGTAAACATCAAAAATATCTACCTCAGCAACTTTTAAAGATTTGCCCCATCCTTTTGGAGAAACGGCAATCTTTCCGCTGAAATCAGCACTATCTTTTTTACCTACTTTACAAAGCGTATAAGGAATTATTTTGAAACTGTCTTTCTCAAAATTCGCATTATACCCAACATTGATATAAACGCCTTGATGTCTTGAAATAACTTCGCTAATATCAAATAAAAGATTATTTGGATTTTGTTTATCAAATTCATCTTCTGAAAGATTAATTTCTGACAGATCAACTTCAAAACCTCCCCCACCGATAAAGCTTTCGTACAACCATGCACACTGAAAAGCAGTAGGAGAACTATCGATAAGATTTTCGATAATAAGCGGTTTGAGGTTATCTTCACCATCGAAGATAACCCCTAAACGCTTGTTGAAGATTTCAATTCTTTCTTCTTTGTATTGTTCTACTACTTTGGATTTCATTTTAGTTTATTGCTAAAAAATCATTTGCTAATTGTTCCAATTCTGTTTTTTGCTCTTCAGTAAGTTTTGCTATTTTTTTCAAAACACCGGCAACCGTCGTAGCATTGGATTTTACATTTATTTTTTCAAGCAATGAAAGAGTTTCTTCGATGGTAAAACGCTTGTCTCCGATAATTAAAACCTCATCCCCTCCTTCAACTTCTATTGATGCGATATACTCTTCGATAAGTGTATCTACATTTTCTGGAATTTTGCTAAATAGTGCTTTTCTGTTTGCGTTTTGCGCTAACAATTGTACGGCAATTTCATCTGTTAGATTGTGATTGCTATAAGCGTCTGAAGTTCCAGCAACTGGAATTATCACACCTTCATTTAATTTAAATTCTGATTTTGTATTTTCCATTTTGATTTTAGTATTATAGTTTTTTAGTTTTTGAATGTAACCTGTAATTTTACCGGGACAACTTGAACATGTTTCTCCGAAAATTTTGTAGTGTAATTCGAAAATATGTCTTAAAAAAGGAATGCCGTTTTTGTCTTTACCTCGCAAAGCTTCATAACTGGCATCCCTTATTTCTTTTAATATTTCCTCCTCTTTTGGATTAAGCAGGAACATACTCTGATGTTGCTATCCAAGCTTCAACTGCGGTAACTCCACCCGTTAAAGCTAAAAGTTTTAAGCCGGTAGCTTCTTCTTCTCCTTCAGTTGTGGCAACAGCAATTTTAGTAACTCCAGAATCAGCAGCAGAATTGAAGTTATCCTCAGTAATACTCATTCCTGATTCTAAACCAGCAATTTCAAAAGATAATTCTCCGTTGATACCTTTATCCACTCTTTCAATAAGTGTCACCACTCTTGCACCTTCAACAAGGTCTTGAACTCTTAATCTTTGATCTTCTCCTTTGTAAAGAATGGTGAATCTGTCCGTGTGGATATACCCGTTTCCAAAGTCTTTTACAGCCAAAGCATGTTCAGCAGATGAAGTTTTTTTGTTTCCTTCAGCTCTGTATATTTTTTTGTCTGTTTTTAAAACCAAAGCAGTTACTTTAGTTCCTTTATTGGCTATTTGTGTAGCGGTTCTGTCAATGTCATCCCAATTGATGTACCATTTTCGAGATACGCCTTGTTTTGGTCTATGTCCACAAACTTTTGTGAACTGCCCTGCTAATTTTCCATCGCAAGTATCTGGCATAATTGTATAAGATTAAAAGGGAGTTGTTACGCTCCCTTTGATTAATAGTTTTAAAGAGCCGCTTTCAAGGCATAAGGGTTTGTCATTTTGAAATCCACCATGTAATTGGCTTTAATCCAAAACTTCTCTTCTGAACCTCCAATATATTCAAGAGTTAAATCTTGAAGTGAAGCTGCATCATCAATACCTATTTGCAAGTATTCTTTTTTAGTGAATAATGCAACGTGTGGTAAGTGAATTGTTGGAGTAGTTCCAGTTGTAAAATCTGTTTTTTTCCAACGGTCATAATTCTTCATTGCAGTTACTGGTTGCCCTGCAACTCTTGCGCCTGCAACTCCATTTTGAGTAGCATCCAAGTTACCTTGAATAGCATAACCATTACCTCTACGTAAGAATGCATCATAATTCAATGCTAATCTGTTAGAAGAAAGTAAGATATCACCATCAAAATCA